TAGATATCTATAACTTGGTATCCAAGTACCTAATATTTTGTAAATTGTAGTTGTATCTGTATAGGGAATAGTTTCTGCTATACCTATATCGTATAATTCTGTTCCTGCTTTGTGAATTTGTGGAACACCAGTTCCTCTAGTTCCTCTGCGTATTTCACTTAACTTATTACCTGTTCTTACAAAATATTCAATCCTTTCTCCATTTATATAGATTACACCTGGTGTATTACTGTCTCTTAAGCCATCTGCTATATGATCACTATCCTCAACAAGAATCTCTTTGTCATTTTGTCTTAAATTAGCTTTTAATCTTGTTGTTCTATATTTGTTCAAACGCTTAAAACTAAAATCGTTTAACATATCTTTAAATTGCATAAAACTTACTGGATTACGAACTATATTACTAGTGAAAGTAATTAAGCCAAATGTGTCATCTTCAGTTGGGGTTTCAGATAATTTAATACTGCTCTTATCTTCTCTTAATTGATAATCTAATAAAGGAACTAATAATTCTTTATTTTTAGTTACCCAAACATAATTGCTATTAACTATCTCTTGTCCCAAATATAGTATACCACCACTAGCTTCCATAAGAACAGCTTTGTATAGATTATCTTCTAAAGCATTTACATTTTTTTCTATAGTCAAATAATTACGATTAATTTTTAAAATATCATGATTAGTCATTGCAATAACTTCAATTCTTGTACCTAATGGGTATGTTTGTCTTAAAGTTAGAACTGACTTACCTGTTGCATTGCTTATTGTATAATCACTAAATTTAGTTATAGCAACTAAAACTTCGGCATTTTCTCTATAGTAATTAGGTTTAATTGTAATAGTATTATCTAAAAGATTTATTGTGTAAGCAATTGCATCAGGAACTTTTATAGAATTTATGTAAACCTCATAATCATTAGTTGAATAAACATCTATATCACCTTTATTGAGTGGTATAATAAATTTAGTTTGTCTATTTTTTAATGTAAACTTGAACTGATCTATACTATTAAGAACAGTATTATTGATTCTAACTAGTGTATTACTAGCTAAAGGAAAACTATAACCAACAAAATTACTTAATGTATATTCGGTGCTAGTTCCATTTGAAACTACTATTTCTTTAGTTAAAACACTTTGATCTTTTGTATCTCCGATGAATACACTGTAAACAATGACATCACCTACATCCACCGTGATTGGGAGTATAACTCCTATCTTGTTTATCTCTGTATATGATGTAACACCATCTTTTATTTTAGTCCAAAAAGTGCTATTAACTATAAATCCTCTATCATTTTCACTATAAATTAACGGAATATTGTTAAAATTATTATTGATTTTAGATTGAAATAGTTGATTTTGATATACAATATTATCATTTAGCTTATATGGTATGTTAGATTGATAAGCGCCAAATGTTTGAAATGGAATACAATCTGTAGGATCACCAGCAACTACAGTATAAACACTGATATTATCTTGCCAGTCAGTATTTAAAATTACTGTATCACTACGTTCAGTAACAACAACTCTATCAATAGCCAATAAATTATTACCGTTAAATCCAAAACAAATAATACTTAAATCTTTATTAATTGACGGGGTTTGTATAAGTGTAATAGTAAGCGTGTTATAATCAAATACATATTCATTTGAATTTAAAAGGTTGTCGTCTAATTTAACAATTATTGCTTTTTCATTATTTGGATAAACATCTAACTTAAATTCATTAGATATTCCATCAGTAATATATCTTACGCAATTAATTTCACTAGTTACACTGATATTTCTTTCAAAAACTTTGATAGCAAGTGTATCTGCTGTATGCCCAGGTACCATTTCTTCTGGTGCAGGACTAGTCATTGGTGTTATAAAACTATCGCCATCAATGATTATATCTTCTGCACGTATACCGTTAGCTGTTCTATAGGCAGCATTAAGTTTAGGTAGATTACCTCCGTCAACAATAACATCAAAACGTTCATCATCTGTAGGATCACCTGCATCCCAACCTTTACTGCTCCAACTATATTCACCGTCCCAAGTGTTAACTTTATCAAATCCTATACCAGTTATACTAACTCCAGCATAATCAATACCTGTCATTAACTGCTCAAATTCTAATCCCAACATACCTGCTGTTGGTGTATAATAATGTTTAATTCTTTCTAAAGCATTTAGATTATTAAAGTCTTTAACATATTCTATTCTAATCGCTGCATTGTCAACTGGTGGATTAGGAAATGTTAAATGTCCTATGTATATTTTATATCCTTTATCATTGTTTGTTGTTTTTGTAATAGAAAATTGATTATTGAATAACTGCACATTATTAATGTACACTTTAATCATATTTCTTATTATTTCTGGACTATATTTTAATAGAAAACTAATTGTGCTTCCATCTCCAATAAAATTTTCGACAACATTTATATCTTGCACATTGGCAATAGTTTCTTTTGCATATCTGTCGAATTTAATGGCAATATGATTACTTCTAATTGGATTATTTCCTAAAATTGCAACGACTTTTGCTTCATAGCCATTTTGAATAAATTGTCCTTCTAATTTAATTGTAGGCGGATTAAAATACCCTTCTCCCGCATCTAATATGTCAATTTTACTAATTTTTGATCTACTAATGTAAATTTTAATTTTGGCAGGTCGTTTGCAAACACCAGTAATTTTAATATTAGGGTAGTCTATATACCCTTGACCTGGATCAACTATAACTACTTCTTTCAAACTAAATCCAACATTATCTATCCAAGATTTGTATGGATATTGATTTACAAGTACATTATCATTAACATATATTCCATTATTTTTATACTGGGTATATAAATTCCTGATGGTGTTTGTAGGAGTAACAAATGATGGTACGTCAAAATCAGTTATAAGGCTGTTAGAATTTTCTATATTGTCATATACGCTTACAAATTCTCTTATCTTTGTTCTAAAAGGTTTAACTTCCTTAATGTAATTTTCATAATCACTTAAATTATCATTATTAAAATTAATTTTTTGTTTTAGACTACCTACATTATGAAGAACTTTTACAAAGCTTGTTTTATAGAACCAATCTACAAATGGTTGTTCCTTTAATATATGTTTAAGACTACTGAAAAATAGATTTATATAAATGCTTCTTCTATTATCTATAAGAATTTTATTTTTTAAACTATCTAAAATAACCTTTAATTCAATAGTTCCAACTCTGTCATATAAATCACTATCGTAAAGTAAACCATCATAACCTTGTTCATTTAGTTTAAAATCATAAAAGTTATTACTTATTTGTATGGCACCATTTTTCTTTCCAATTACTCGATAAATTCTACTATAATCAATAGCTAATTCATTTGATATTTTTTCAAATAAAGTCCAATTAGGTGTTCCTTGTGTGTTTTCAATTTGAACTATATCACCTATATTACATTTAAGATTAAGTAATTCATTGAACCCTTTTATTTTATAATCAATTTTAGTGTATTGATTATAACCTGGAGAATACCAATCTATAAAATACCAATATTCAGTAACGTCAAATTCTTTAGTTTTTGCTTTTACCCAATTTCCATTTATGTAATGATATATAGCCCAATCATTTAGTGTATATTTGTCACTGCGAATAAGAACACTTAAAGGTCTTATTTCTAATTCAGTATCATCTAAATATCCATAACCTTTAGATATAATGTTAACATTAGTAATTGCCCCTGCTGCATTTATTTGTGTTTTAACTTCTGCATTATAGCCCTTACCTTTAACTTTTACTATTGGCGCAGATTTATATCCTGAACCTGACTTAATTATTTTTATACCGTTTATTCTACCATTTATTATAATTGGCTGTAAAGATCCAGGTTGAAAAGTATCAGGAACAATATATGACAACTCATCATAGAAATCTTTGATGTAATCATAATATCCAAATTTAAATTCAGGAATATTATCCTTTAGATATAAATCTTGGATATCTATATTATCTATTTGAATATTTTTAAGTTCATAATTTAAATTTTCTATAAAAATCTTTAAAGCTTCAAGTCTATTAACAAACATGGTTTGGTTTGGAGAATTTTCAATACCATACATAAGTTTAGGACTTATTTTTAAGTTTGGTAACATTCTTCCTTTTTTATCAAATCCTACAAGACTATCAAACCATTTTTGTTCAATATTTAATGGTATTTCGGTTTTATTATTATTACTGATTATTTTAAATTGATTATGAATTTTAAGATCAGTAGGTTCATAATTCCAATATTGTACACTAAGAACAACATCCTTCTTATCTAAAATATTTTTTACGTTAACTAATCCCCAACTATTTTTAGAAGTAAATTGAATGTATTTTATATTATAATTTTTAGGATTTTGAATTAGGCTAGCTACATCTGATGCGCTATATTTTCTATCTTTGACATTTGGGACTATTACTTTATTTTTAACCCAAAAGTAGTAAGTTGGTACATTTTTATTACTTAAAGTGTCATAAGTTACTTTGACACTGTAAACATTATTACCATATAAACTTGTTCCACTGATACCATCTGCAAACCCTTCAACAGTATCAGCTATACTATCCCATTCGCTAGGTAATAGCTTACTTTCTACCCACTCGTATACATCAATACTGGCTGTAGGAAAAAGAGTATTCCATACACTATTGTTATAGACAACATCACCTAATCCTGCATCCAAAAATTTAGCTCGTCGTAAATCCCACCATAGCATTCCCACATGTTTATCAGTCCAAGCTGTACCGCTATCTACTGATACTGTTTTATTAAAATTAGTATTTTTAAATGAATAAGTTGCAGGATCATAATAAGTTTTAAATTTTAACTCTTGTTCTGCAACACCTGATATTTTACCTTGTACAGGATCAATTATGTCAAGATAGCTAATAAAACTATTACTCTTTTTGTTATAAACAAATACCTTTTTAAACCAATCTATTTTTATATTAGGTTGCTGTTGAATATAAGGTTCCCAACTATAAGTATTAGCCTTTTTGTTGTAAAGATACAATTTTCCATCTCTTTTATTTTCTTTCAAAATACTAGGATTTCCTAAAATTATTGTATTTTCTCCTATTGCTAAACTATAAGGTGTGTTTAAAGGAATATTGCTTGCTGGTAAAGATTCTGAATAAATGAACTTGCTAACATATCTATCAAATATGTCAATTCTACCTACGTCTACAACTGAATTAGTATCACTTATTTGAGGATAAAGTACGTCATCATAAGTGTCCAGAGTAAAGGCATCTGCTTTTCTGCTATAAATTATTAAAGTTTTTGGTATATTATCTACTTCATTTGAAAATTTAACAAAATACCCAAATTCTTCATTATTTTCTGGATTGCGATCTTCTATAATTTGATCAAGATAAAACGGACTTGTTCCAGATATATTAGACAATAATTGTAAATTATTAGTACTGAAACTACTAGGTGATGTATGGTTTACCAAAACTATATAATGATTAAAATTGTAAAAAACTAAATCATTTGCATTATAAAAGGTATCAGGCATCCAAGTATTAACTAATTTAAGTACACTAACTTTACCCTGATCTGTTCTAATTCGATCAAAAATAGGACTACTTATAGCCAAATATCTACCATCATTGCTCAAACTTAAACTTTGACCGAACCCTTCGTTATTAGTTGCTGTTATTAATGATGGTGTATATGAGTTATTGTAAAAAAATACTTTGCCTTGACTAGGAGCACTTATGACAATTCTCAATCCATTAGCACTTATATCAAAATCATATGCAAAACTAGCAGGATTGGCATTATCTATCTTTATAGGATTGTTTAAGATATTATTAAAATAGCTGTATACAAATACACCCTTTTCAAAGCTACTAATTAAAATTCTGTAAGAGTTAAAAATTGGATTAGAATTTTCAATAATACCAAATCTTATTTTCCTACCAAAATTTATATCAGTTGTTTCAGTATTTGATATTACAGTAGTCAAACTATAATCTTGAGCTATATTTAAATTAGTTATATAATGAGTTCCAGATACACTTTTTTGTAAAATAATTAAATCGATTCTATCTACATCTCTAGTTAATCTAAAACTTTCACTATCAAGAGTTTGAACATAATATTCTTGATTATTTTCTAAACCTTTCAATGGAGTACCTGAAGTCGTGTATTTTACAAGGGTACCTTCAGCAAGTAAGTGCCCAGGAATAATTATTTTGTTATTTTTATAATCTAATCTATTACCTGTTGTTAGGGTATAATCACTGCTGAATGTAACTACTCTTTGAGGTATACTATACAAATATACAGCAGATTCTAATTGATTAGTATTGTTCTTTTTTCTTATTCCTGTAATTGCAATAAATCTACCATTTTTATCTATACTAATGTTTTCACCAAATTTAAATGTATTTGATTCAGCGTATATAACTTGTTTTTTAGCCCATTGTGTACTTAAATAAGGTTTAACAAATATTACAATTTGTCTACTAGATTGATTAGTTTCTATCCAATCACCTTGAAGTGTAAAACTTACACTACTTGGTACACCAACTGATAATGTTAAATTACTGCCATCCAAATTCTCTAAAATAAAATCATTTTGGTTTAAATTGTTAATAACTTGTCTAACTTTATATATTTTACCATCAACATGCCCTGATATTTGAGCAAAACCTACAAATACGCCAGATACTTGTATTAGAGATCCTACTTGTAGATATTCAACACTATCACAAGAAAATCTTTTTTGCCCGTCTACTTCAATTATTTCAACATTTGCTAAATTTTTACTTGGAGTAAAAATATTTTTTGTACTAGTGTCAGCAATGCATCTCCAAAACTTATTATCTGTATATACAATATTATTTTTTTGATATGTTGTGCCAGATGAAAAGTCGCCACTCCAAATTTCATCAGTTCTTGATAATACTGCTAAAACAGTAGAATCTTCATTAACTGCTACAGTATGTCCAAATTCTTGATTTTCAATATTACTAAAATTAGTAATATTTTCCTGTCTATAAACATTCCTATTTTTCCAAATACTATTTTTACCTTCACTATCTGTAAACCAAAGTAACTCACCATATGGCCATTTATTAGTTTCTTGGTTTACATATTTAGGTATTACAACCTCATCAATATTATTATATCTTTGCTTGTTGAAAGTATAAGTTTCATTTGTGTTAAGTTGTAGTTCATTAAGCTGAAAATCTTTATCCTTTGAAATAGTTATGTTGACAGGAGTAATACCATTGTAATTAACTTTAACAACATAAAATTTATTAAACTTTTCATAATTACTTTTAAATTTAACTATGTCGCCATCTACAAAGTTTGGCCAAATATTAAATGTTACTATTAATTTTGTAGGATCTGTGGTACTAACACTTACCATAGTCACTGATACATCTAGTTTGTTATATCTAAAAATGTTCCAATCATCACCAAATTGGTTTATTTTTGTTTGAAACCCGCACCATACATAGTCTCCTACACTTATATCTATAGTTTGTTTCTCTTGTAGTGTTAATATATCTGATAAATCGTCTAATATAAGTTTTGCAAATTCTACCTTACTAAACCCAGGAGTTTTAAGAAATTTTGTATAATCATTAGCAATAGGCCAAATATCTTTATTATAATTTATTGGTTTTAGATAAAGTTCATTATCTGTTTGTCTAATTACATAATCTTTTTTAGTAGGGTCAATTTCATTAACTAGTTCAAAAGCTTGAGGTTCTGTTTTCCATTTAATTTCATCTAAAACAAATTCTATTTCTTCATATGTATTTGTTGCCCCATAAGTACCTACACGCACTGCCCATTCTTCTAAAAATTCTAAACTTTCTTTATTATCAGGACCTAAAACATCAAATAATTTGTTAAGAGAATTTAATGTTCCTTTTTCAGTAATCATGCCTTGATAAAATTTAAATTCACTTACATCGTTTTTAATAATGTTGTTTAGATATTGACGTTTTTGATATCCAATAAGATGTTGTGCTATTGATTGCTGATTACTATCAAAATTATCACTATCTAAATCATAAAAATCTAAAAATTGTAAACTCTTATAATCCCAATTTGGTAGTAATTGACTTGTTGGAGATTGCGAAAGTCGTTGCCAAACATTAGTATCAAAGGCATCTGTTCCAACTATTTTTTGTGTCGCAGTGTAGAAAAATTCTTTGTACTTTACAATATCTCCAACATTATAGTCTGTCCATGTGCTCCATTCGCTTAAAGTTGCTGAGTCATAAACAAATCCTGGACTATCAAAACTTCCATTCCAGTCTATAGTTTTATATCCATATACTTTTAGCCTTTCTTGTCTATATCCTGTAGCAGTATTGTATATAATATCATTAAATTGAGTAGTATTATCTATCACTAAAACATGTTCTTTTTGAACTAGATAAAATCCAACACCGTATATCCCTTGGTCTTGATTTTTAGGTTTTAAAGTAAATCTATTACCATCTCTATAATAATTTAAATCGTTAGGTTCGTATTTACTACCATCACTTTTGAAAATTTCATAATCTAAAGGACTTATTACATTATCAACGATGTTATATTTTAAACTTAAAGTTATACCAAGAGCAGCTGGACTTAAACTTATTGCACTTGCTCCTGAACTATCTATATTTTCTATTGGTAAATATTTGTCACTGTCAAAAATACTTGTTGTGGTATGATCTTCTTTAACACTGTAAAAAAGATTATTATTGATAATAAAATCGCCAGTTCTATAGTTAGTAAATGGCTTCCATTCATCATAATAATCTTTACCAGTACCCCAATTTTGTGTGACCCAAAACATAAATTCTTTGGCACTCAATTGCCATGATCCTACATCCTTTAGTTCTGGGATATAGGTGTCAAATATAAATCCATTACTTTTTAAATATTCTCCATAACCTAATATAAAATCAACCACGTCCTGCACACTGTATAGAATAGTTCCATAATTAAGTATTTGTGGGTTATTATAAAATTCTGCCCTAAAATCAGCATCAATTCCTCCCACAATTGGTAAACTAGGCAATTTCGCTAATAAACTATAGTCTATATTAGGTCCACTATTATGGCTTATTTTTACTCTATAGTAATTTTCTAAAATTTTTACTATATTACCAGCTACGTAGGTTTGATTAGGTTCATATATAATATATGATTCACTTATACCACCAACATTTATTTTAAATCCAGACTTGGACCAAGGTAGATAATAAAAAAACGGTTGACTTTGACTATATCCTTTTATTTCATAACCTAAACCATACCTTGTATATAATTTGGTTATTATTACTCCACTATAAAATAATCGTGTTGTAGGTGATCCAGTGTTTAAAAATATTTTATAATTCTCTTTAGGTACAAATACACTGGTTGTTGAATTTATATTTCTACTATCGAGAATTAAATTAAATTTTTCTTCACTGCTAAAACCACTTAACCTATGACTAATTTTATTTGATAAATTTTGTAGGTCAAATTTATAGCTTTCAATAGCTTTATTTTTTCTTGTTAACAAGTAATCTATTATATAATTAACTAATCCTGAAGTCTGTACCCTTTGTTGATCATTAACAGTATTAGTAATTAATAAATCTTGTAATTTTAATCTTTTACCTGTAGGTTCATATATTAACTGACTTGCTTGATCTCTAATTATTCTACTACGATCAAAATATACACTGAAAACACGATTAGGTGCTAGTAAAATTATGGTTTTAAGAAGTGCAAATGGATAGTAACTACTTCTACGCCATGCATTTTCTACTGGGCTAACATCACCAAACACATAATTCTTTTCTGTACGTGCGTTGAACAATCCTGTAGCTAGATTAGCATCCATGGGATTAAGTAAAAAACCGTTAGAATTAGTTGGAATATTTTCAAGCACAGGTTTTATAAATTTATTTGCTATTCTAATTGGTTTATTTGGTTCACGTACAATACCATCACGTAAATCATTCCACAATATAAGATTATCTTTGGTGTAAGGAGCAGGACCATACACGTTTTGCCACCATGTTGGTTCTATGCTGAATCCTAAACTTTCCCATGGACATAAATTTATACGATCTGTATCGTAATACCATTTATAAATTCCTCTCCAGTATCCTGGTAAAGGTGTGAAATCAAAGCTTTGAATTTCGCTGTAATTAAAAGTAAAAGGATTGGACTGTATATATAATTGACTTTTTGTATAGTCCTTATCTACAAAAGTAGTCCATTTAAAAAAGTTTGGTGCTAATACTCTATTTAATTCGTCTCGAGAGTAAGATGTAGGTCTATTAGGTCCTTGAATATAATCATAAATATCTAAAATTTGTGGATCATAATTTACCTTAATATTATTAAAAATTCTTTTTTCTAACTCTAATATTAAATTATCTCTGTAATCATTGAATGCTAAAATTATACTTCCATCATGACCTTGTATTACATTTTGTGGACTTAACAAAGTAGTATCTAAATAAATTTTTGGTTCATATTTTGGATATAATCCTAAACTAGTTGGAGTGGGAGGTATGAAACATCCATCTGTACTAGAATATTCATACATATCTACAATGTCATTTTCTTTTAATTCTACAAATAGTTCTACAAACCCATCTCCTGTAAATTTATAATCCTTTTCGTAAATTAATTGTTGATCATTAACATATATGTAAACTGCTTTTTCAGTTAATTTTTCTAAAGAAAAATTATCAGATAACGGAAATTTACTTTGAACAAACTCTTTGATCTTAAATTGTGTATTTTTTTCTCCTAAATAAGCTAACATATCACTAAAATAATAGGACATGTTACTAGTTTTATTCTGATTTATTATTTGCAATAGTTTATCTACAGCATCTTTATCAGTCAATCCTTCTTCTAAATATTCTGTATTGAACATAAAGGATTTTTTAAAACTATTGTAATCAAACATACTTTTTTCAAGAGCTCTAATTATATTTGCATCAGTATTGGTCAAATGATACAAACTTAAATTTAGACTCCCACTATGTTGTACAAATTTTAATCCTTTAGCAGATAATTGACCAATATCTCTTAAATTGCTTGCTCCTGGATATATCCCATCAAAATTATCAACATTATCTACAATAGAATTTACATGATCAATTACTTCCCCAAGAGTAAAATTTGTTATGTCCTCATTTAAGGGATTATTTTGAAAATTAATTGGGAACTCATAATAGCCCTTTTCAGTGCTTTTTGATTTTTTTGTATATAATTTTACAGTTAAAATATCATCAGTTTTTATATCACGCTCTAATCTGATATATTTTATATCAACACCTTGGTAAAGCTCATACTCATTGTCAGATAATCTCTTATTATTCACATAAACTTTAATGCGTAAATCTTCTAAATCCGTACTATCTTCAAATACATCTAATGGAAAATTGTTTACTTGTATTTGTTTAATTGAATTTTTTTCCACTAATTCTTGTTTAAAAATTCTAACGATTGGTTGTACATTTTCAATCGAATTTTTAGTCCATCCGTTAATTAAATCTTGTGTATTACCAGAAGATAATTTTTGTAAAAATTTATTTGATACACTTTCCTCTACAACTTTATTTTCTTTTTTGTATCTAAAATTATCAACACTTAAATTAAAATCAAATAATATATCACCTATATTATTAATATTTTTATAGGTTAGACTGAATCCTAATTCTTTATCTGTAGTACCTTTGCCAGTTCTATAAGAGAAAAGTTTTGTACCTTTAAATGTACTTCCGTCATATTTGCTTATTTCATTCAAAGGTGTGTGATCTTTGTCAAATAGAGAAAATAATGGTGCTTGATTAAGTGAAGTTTTGGCTTGACCTTTTACCCAAGTAACTCCGTTAAACCAAACCATATTTCCACCGTATTCTTTACCTGCTAAAACTAATACAGTTTCTAACTCTTTTGGTATACCATCAGGTTCTTCTGCTAGATGTATAAGTCTTTTTGTAATGCCTGTGTTTTCATCATACACATTGGTAAATTCTACTTTATAGATTTTATTTGTAACTCTTATATCTGTATCCGCAGTAAAGATTATTCTATGTCCATTAAATAATTCTATACCATCTACAATATAACCAAGACTTCCTTCTATAGTGCTAAACACATCTTTAGTAAAATTGTCTATTAAATCTACATTTTGTTTACTAATATTCCCAAAATTATACAATCTAATATCAGGATTAAATTCAATAATAGGTCTTATTGCTCTTTTACTTTGATCATAAACAGCTGATTTACCTAAAATTTTTGCAGTTTTTTCAATAACATCTTTATGAAACCAACGATTATATCTAGTCCAAGGATTACGATCACGACTAGATCTATTAATTACAATATAATCTTTATCTAGAGCTGCATAATTAACATTATTAAATGCTAGTTCATCATAACCACCTGTGTCGAAATTAACATCAACATTGTATGCTATATCTGTTACAACTTCTAAAGTTTTAACATCGACAAGTTTTATTTCTTCACCTACACCTTCAACGTAAAATTCTCTATCACGGTATGCTACAGGATAAACCAAACCACCAAATTTAATTTTCATTCCGTTGCTTAAATCTATACCTTGTGAACTATAATTGATTTTACCAACTACTTCTTGTTCAACATTTATAGTAGTATTTTCAGTAATATCAAAAATCTTTATTAGTCCACTAGTATTGGGATCAACATTACTAACATAATACAATACATCAGGTGCATCAAAAGATACAGTAAATTCTAAAATTCCATCACTGACGCTAAAATTTTTACTTTCAACTAGTTTGTTATTGATCCTTTCAAATGTTTTTATACCATCAAAATATCTAAACTGGTCATTATCTTTAAGTTTAAAAAAATCTAAAATAACAACATCATTGTTACCTATATTAGATTGTATGTTTAAAACTCTTTTTCTTTTAACATTTGTGGTGAAATTAAATTCACCTTGCTTGAGTTTGGCACCATTCACATAAACTTCTGCAAATAAATTAATAGGTGGTATCCAATTCAGTGTAAAACCTATAATTTTAGGTGGTGTTGGGGCTACTCCTTGTGGTGGTACTGGAGGAACATCATATACAAAACTCTTTATGTAATATGTTTGTATAGGTTCTAAACCACCTAATAATCCTGTAGACCCTGTTATATCAGCATCAAATGTTACAATGTCATTAATTTTTAATAGATTTTGTGCAGTAGGTGTTATTGAGACAACATGTGTTAAATGATTAGTTTGAGTACTAGTAATACTTCTTACAGTTCCGTCTTGAGCTTGAATATTAGCTCTCATAAGACCTGTACCACTTGTAACGAATCTTTGTTGTGCTTCTAAATGTATTACATCTGAATCTGTAAGAATATCAATTTCAAAATTATTAGATCCATGCTGTTTGTAGTTGAAACTTGTACTACCTCTAAATTCAGGGCTAGCACTACTTACTCTATCTGTACGTATGCTGAAGGGATGTTCTTTAGCAGTGATATCAAATCTATAAGTTTCCCCTCTATATAATCTTAATGCAGGGTTTAGTGTAAGTGCATCAGGAGTCATTAAATAGGCAAAATTATCACCTTCGTCTACAATGTTAACTTTAAATGTACTAACTATATCTAATGTTTTATTACCATTAATCCTAATTGTTTCTGGACCGTAAGGTAACCAATAGTATTGCAAATAATTTACAAATTTGTCCCAACAAATATGTGGATTCCAACTATAGAATTCTTGTACATTTAATCTTTGATGATTATTAGTTAAACCGCCAAATACATTAATTGTATTAATATAATCTATATAATCTTTAAAAAAGGTTGTATTTCCTAGTATGTCTTCAGTTGTTAAACAAGGTTCTAATTGATATGCATTACGTTCATCTGTAACCTCTTTTAAAAAAATATCATCGCCTTTGCTAGCTTTACTATTTTTTCTACCTATAAATCCATTAAGTTTTTTAGCTGTTCCTCTTTGTATTAAAGGATCTATAGTTCCTGATAGGAATTTTTTGTTACTATCAGTACGATAAAATTGAGGTAAAAATCTTTCAGCTTTACGCTTTTCATTATTATCTAAAGGTACTCCTAAAGTATTTTCATCAGACATTAATTTCTCGCTCTGCTCTCAATAAATTGTTGACTTAATACAGTATTATTTGTACTGATAAGTCCTGTAGCATTAAGGCTACTCACTGTTATACTATCAATTATTTCTAAATCTTCGGTAGTAGCTCCACTTATGAAAATTTGATCATTTTCTGCTTTAATTTCAAATAAACTACCAAAAGTAAGATCTTCTTGCCTTGGGACGATCACAATATTAACTAAAAATGGAGCGGTTCTATTCATTATATAAGCAACTAACTCACTAAAATAAAAACTATCACCAAAATCCCAATTTTCTAAACTAAAAAATTCATTAATAGAATTTAATACTCTTGATTTAAGATCATTATCACTGATAATTTGTTCTTGATTTTTAACTAATTTAAAACTAGCCCTTAAATTTGGAATAGCTTTGGCACCAAATAAAATTTTATATCTTATCGGATGATATATAATTTCATCACTCATTGCCTTTATTTGTTCTAATTTATTACCTAAAGTTATAGCTAACTGGTCTGTGCTAGGCGGCATTGGTTCTACATCTATACTTCCTAACAACCATTGTCTAAAGTTTATATCATATTGTTTGGTTAAAACATACAGATCCATAAAATTACTATATCCTGGATCAATTCTAGCCTCATAATCTGCACTATGAATGTAATGAAATTTAAGTCCTTTACGTCCTTGATGCACTTTATAATCCACACTTACTACAAATTTATTCAAAAGCATATCATACTGAAATAACGTATCAGTATCATAAACATAGACATATTTTTTATCAACAAAATAACTAGATGGAATATTACCAAATGTATTAACAATGTCAATTAAACGATATCCATCAGGTGCCAAATTTTCCACCCAAGCATAATCTATTTGTCCTGTACTTGTTTCATACTTTTTAAGTATAATAAACTTATATGTATCTGTACTACTAGGACTTACAATTAAGTTAAAAATATCTGGATCATCTACTACACCGTCATCATTAGAATCTTTAAATGTTAGTTCGATCTTTTTAGTATCAATATATCCATCATTACCAATAAATTCATTTATAATTTCCCAATCTATTGAATAATTTAAAGGACTGTAAGGTGAATCTGGTATTGTATTAATATTTAGGATACTTATTTTGTCTTTGATAATTTTATTTGTTTTTGTGTCAAAAACTTTGTTAGTTTTATCATAATAAAATCTAATTTTCTTGTCACTTTCAAATATATATCGTAAATTTCTACTACGCACAGTGTATCTTTCTGTATCTGTTGTAAAACTTAATAACCAACTACTATCTAATTTTTGGTTGCTTATATCCCCAGTTCTTCCGATATTGAAAGGATCAACAAGATTTAAGTTTGTATCAAATACTAATTGCCAACTTTTTGTATCTAAATCATAACGTAAACCAAAATCTTTATTGTTGAAAATAAGATCATTCATCAGTGTCATTGTAGTATCATCTAATTTAATAGTCCATTTTGGTATAATTTCTGTTATAATTGAATTGGAAGGAATTTTTTCATTAAGTGTAATAGGTCCACTACCATTTGGTAGTGCTTCAACTAACCCGTCACTGGTAATATCAACTAATTTAGCCCAAACATACTTGGTTGTATTAGGCAAATTTAAACTAGTTGCAACTAATCTATTGTTTTCACTGCGTAAAAATACATAATTATCTGGGGCTACAAATTTAAGTAATGCACCTGGCTCTAAACTTTTAAAAGTATTATTTGAATTATATCCAAATATCACCCCTGCATTATTTTTAAATTTGCCAGTGCTAAAATTAGTACCTTGACTATTTTGTTGCCATTTAATTTGTAGAGCAGGATCATAATCTAAAACTATCCTAGCAAACTTTTGATAATAATAATTTCTAATAGTAATTTTACTAATGTAAGGTAATACTTGATTTATGATTACTGCCTGTATTTCAACTCTATTTTTATAGGTAAACCTAAAAGTATCTTCATATTCTTCTCTATAAATTATACCATCATCACTAAACAAGTCAGTGCTACTGTACTTACCTGTAGGATCTATAAGATCGAAATACCTACTTATACCACTACTTGACCTATTCACTGTTTTTATTTTTAATACATCTTGATCTACACTCAATGGACTGATGTTGTAATCCTCTGCTGTGATCATTCTATTTTGAGTATAATATGTAGCAGGCGCCTTGGCTTTAATTTCATCATCACTTTCACTAGGGCTACTATTTGCCACACTATTTTGAAGGCTCATAGCTATACTCAAAACTTCTAATTGTCCCGTATTTGATAGGTAACTTACATCTACACTGACGCTACGCATGTCTTTTGGATTTATTGTATAGCTTATACCATTACTAGTTCTGTAATATATTCTAAAAGTGCCAAATGGTAGATTACCAAATACTCCATCTCCAAAGACTAAACTTACTCTATCATTTGTTCGTGTAATAACATTGTAAATATTTTTAATATTCTTTTTAACACTATTGTATATGATATTGTTAGCTTCAAAATTAGAAACTTTATCCCAATATTCACTTTCACTACCGTTAGAATTAAGTTTATACAACCAAATATCACTATCATTTATATTAGTGGCATCAATATCTACAATTTCATTGGTTGTTGGTTCATTTAATGTAAATGTGCCTGTGTTTAGACTTCCTTGTTTAAACATAAGAAAGAAACCATTACTATTGCTAGCGGCACCTTTACCATCATCTCTATAAATGAAACTTAACCTACGTCCTGCAAGAGGCGGTTCTTCTGTGATATTATTATCTTTTAAAACTGTGCTTACCAATTCAAAATTCATATTACGACCATCAACTGCTTTACTAAAGGCATATACGGGCACACTAGTTCCCACAGTTTGCAGTCTATATTGTTCAGTTGGTATATTAAAAACATTACTTGCAGAATCTGGACTACCAAATTGTGCTGTCATAGGTAATGCAGCATTAACTACTCTTATAAATTGATCTAACCAGTTAGAATTGCTAGGGTCATTCCAAATAATTTCTTGGTTGCTTATATTGCGACCATTACTATCTATAATATCTTCTGTGGTACTTATACTTTCCCACTTGAGTAATCCAGTAGCTGGTTTATTACGTTTAGCATTATAACTTAATGTACGAGCTAATCGTAATATACTTTCCCTACGTTCTGCTAGTTCTAAAAAGTTTTCACGAGCATTTAGATCCACACGAAAGGCAAAACTTTGACCTAAAAAAGCAATCATATCTATAAGTGCTAGATATTCGCTGCTTTCTATGTAGTCATTAAAATCTTCAGGATAGTTTTCACGAAGATAGGCAATCATTACTCTACGCAAATTTTCAAAATCATAACTGGTAAAATCAGCATTTTTGAAACTTTGATAGATTCTCTTCCAATCTTCGGCTACAAGCAATCTATTTTGTCTATCAGTGGATGACATAAAACTTCCTTATTTTTTATTTATTAACCTATCAAACCCAAACTTTGATCAAATCTAAACTGTATTTTCTCACTAACATTATAGGGCAAATAGGTTAATTCACACTCAATTTGTATGCCTGTTTGATAACTGCTTACGATTATACTGTTAGCCTGAACCCTTGGATCATAATTTATTATAGTTGTCACGTTATCTAGAACTAATTGTTTTACATCTTGTGTTAATGGTTCAAAAATTAGGTCCCAAATTATAGTGCCGAATGTGGGATCATTAAGTTTTTCACCCTGTCTTATATGAAAATGATTGAGTAAATCCTGCTTGATAAGTGAAAGATCATAAAGTGTAAAGTTTTCGCTGTCTGGACTTATAGTGCTAAATCCCCTATATGTTCTAGGCAAGGGTGGTTTGGCTTTTCTATTATCGCCTTTAACCACAGTATTTTCATATAATCTCTGAATGCTCATTATGATTTTACCTTACTAAAAGTGTCATACTTTGTTGTATATTTTTTGAAATAATCTGGAATTTTTAATATGCTTTCACTGTTTTCTTCATATCTACCATCTACATCACGATCTGTTTTATCAGGCTTAAACTCGACTGGGTCTAAATTTTCATGATGGCACCATGGCTCCTTAATGGGTAATCTACGCATAATTGTTTTTAGTAGCTCTGCACCTTCCTGATCAGGCACGCTATGAGTTTTAAGCTCTTTAGGTGGATCTACAGGAGTAGCCGCTGTGGCTGTTGCAGCATTGGGCCCATTCATATGAATAACACCAGCAGTTTCTATAATTGAATTACCTGCGTTAGTTTCATTGGTTGTACCTGCTGTCATATATGTACCAGACCCACTAGTCATATGATAATTGCTAGCCACAGAATGAAAATAGTTCGCATCATATTTAATATTGACGACTCCTGTGACTTTGTGCGTTAGTTTTTGATCAAAATTAATTTCTACATCTTTTTTGATATGTATTTTTTGATTTTCATCTACAATTAAAATACTGTCTTTACCAACCTGTGTGTGCATTTCTTCTTTTACTTTGATATTAAAATTACGTCCTGCTTCCATGTTTATATCACGATCAGCATATAAGTTAAAATCATTTTTTGTATGGACATTAACACTATCTTCTGTATAAATGTCCATTTTACCATCACTAGTTAACTCTATCCAAGCTGTGCCACGAGCATTGCCTATGTAAATTAAATCTTCAGTATTGTGTAAAAGTATTTGATGACCTGTTCTTGTACGAATTCTTATTAGTTCATTGTGTAGTAAAGTTCTATCACCATTTACTTCACCATCTTCTACAGCAGCATATTCAGGTGGACCTTCACTGGCGTTTTTAGTACGTAAAAACTTATCATCACCATCATCCATAACAAAACTAGATCCGCCTAATCTACTCACTGGCATTTTAAGAATTTCGTTCTCTTTTTTACCTACTCTACCTTTTGGGCCATCTTTATCCAAGGGTCCTGGAGTGCTTATACCCATAACAGCACTGGGCCACTCTCTACGAGCACTACTAGTTGTTATACCCCTTGTGTCATCACGTAGTAATCCTTGATCTTTTAGTACATCAGTAAAAGGATGTTGTGGTTTTTCAATTCTTGTGGTATCTTTTTTAATTGGTAAGCCAGCTTTTTTATTATATTCAGCTACCGGCACACGATCTTCTATACCATCTGCATGAAAACTTGTGGCAGCATAACCAGGTATCATAAAGTTCATATCTTTATCCTGTATGCTACCTATGTAATAACCTCTGGCTGGATCTCCATCTACAAAGAAACAAACAACTGTAGTTCCTACATCTGGTGGTATAGCCCAAAAGCCATAACTTTTTTGAGTACCGTCAAATGTATTTTCATTTGAATTAAATTCTGCACTAGTAACACCTAAAAATGGACTAACATATTTTACTGTGGCCAATTGTCCTGTGCGTTTACGATCATTACCAACCTGTCTTAATTTTTCTACTTGTAAACTACCCATATAATCAGGATCTAGATGACTGACAACTATGGCTAATATAAGACCATCTTCCTTACTAGTGCCTTCACCTTCAAGAGTTGATCTATTAATTTCTGGCATTAGATCACTCCATCTTCTGGATATACTGTTAGATCAGCATCTGATAGTGGTGGTGTACCACCTGCCATTTCAGATGGAGTATCAGTAGCTGGAGCAGCATCCTCATATTCCCCTACAAAAGCACCACTACCTGAAGCTTTTGAGGCACTATCAAGATTTGGCATTCTACTTAAATCTAAATTTTGTGTAAACATACCACGATCAAAATAACTTTCCAACGTGTTTACTCTGTATAATCCACTTATTGTATTAACGGTATTAGGACCAGGGAATTTATATAAATTTCCACTTATGTCTGTTGGATTTTTAAAATTAATTGTAATAAAAACTTCACTACGCTGATGATTTATTGTTCCATCTGCTGTGATAGCAGGATTTTCAGTTCCTTGAGCAGTGTAATTACCAAATCCACTATCACCTAAAAAGAAAGGATCACCTAAAATTTTCATATTAACAGTAATCATATCACCAGCACTATTAATGGCATCATTAAATTGTTTTGCAATCAATGTGCCTGTGTCCTGTGTTGTTACACCACCTCCATTACGCTTGGGTTTGAGTTGATCTGCCTGTATCAATACTTTAGTTGCAGCATCATTAATTTTAGTATTACCATGCTTGCCTTGCTTATATTCATCCGTGGCATCATATATACTACCGTCTTCCTTACGTCTAAAATTAGTGACTTTACCATTAGATATGACGGGGGTTGTAGGTGTTGCTACTACAGCATTTTTATCACGTTGTCTAGCATCCTCATTATTAATACCACTATCAGCAGTGGTCGCTTTATAAAATGTTGTAGCAAATTTTACTTGAAAATCTAATATTTCTGTATTTTGTCCTGTATAATAATAGTCATAAGTCTTCAAACTTGTTTTAGCAACTTCTGGAGCATGTTCAGGTTTGTCTTTAGCTGCTTGAAATCTTGATTTATCTACCTCAAAAGGTATAATCCTAAAAACAGTGACCATTGGCATACGTGCAGTTTTTGGAATATTAGCATCTGTGTCAATTATATAACTTTGACTATCTATTTTAAACCATTTAACTTTACCCTTTACTATATTACTGGGCTGTAAAGCTTCAATACCATAATTGCTACTGGTAATAATTTCAATAATAATATTTGGTATCATACTACCTTGTTTAAATTCGGCTTTGCCCATAGTTGTATTAAGTTCTATATTGCCTCTTTGAAATACTTGTTTCTTTTCATCCCATACAAGATTGTCTTTACCAAATACACCTTCTGCTTTTTTACGATCCGTAAACCCCATTGATGCTGTACCAACATTGTTTACATTATCTTTTTGTACATAATTGTATCCATCGTTGGCCAGTTCTAATCCTAATTTTTTCATAACATTTTGTTTTTTGGCATTAGGGTTAGCTGTAGCACTTTTTGGACTGCTGGTATCATCAGTACTATCAGTATTTCGTTTACTACTTGTATCTGTTGGAAATAAAATTACTATTCTGTCTGCTACAGGTACTTTATTTTTTATAGCCTGTTCTAATAGTTGATCATTTAGAATACTTTGTACACTGTAAGGTCCACTTTGTAACATTTCTTGTACTGTTTTACCCTGTATTTGTAGATCAACTCTTGTTCTACTTATAGTATCACTATATGCTTCATCATTCCATGCTACAGCTTGACAGGCATATTGACTGCCTCTATCTGTAACCTGTAAATCTATGTTAGTAATTTTTAATGGAAAATGTCTTTTGGTAACAGCACTATCAACCATTTGCTGATCTGGTCCATAATGTCCTTTAAATTCTAAAGTTAATAGCACAGGCATTATTACCCAATTTTCATAACCATTATTAGCAGCTGCCATTTGTAAACTTTGGAAGAATAATCCTAAACTGTATGGTTCAAAAACATTAAATTGTAAAGTGGACGCATTGGTATTTTTAGTATTTTGATCTAGTCCTATAACACTCTGTATTTTGACATTATCAATATAAAAATCAAATTTGCCATCAGGATTATGATCCATTCTAGCTTCGCCGCTATAACCGTAATTTTTAAGGCTTACTCTATTTTCTGGATCACCACCACCGCTACGTAGAATAATATCTCCCAATTCACCTTTTTTATAAGTTTCATCTGGAAAATTACAAGCAAATGGACTTAAAACACTTAAAGTCCAAACGTAGTTAACACTTGCATAGTTTCTTAAAACATTTGCCAAAGGTAATTTTTTAATATTTGTTTCTACAATATTTTCATCTTTAAGATCGATGCTCAACTTACGTGTAGGAACTTTAAAAAATCCACCAACCTCACCTACGTCGAATCCTGTTGGGACTTGACCAGCTATTTTACTTGTTAATTGACTAGTATCAATATTCAAGCCTGCTTTGAGTTTATCTAAACCACCTGAAAGAGTAGATGCAGCATTTTTTAAATCGCTTACAGGATTTACATTTTTTAGTTGGTTGGCCACTGCACCAACTGCTGCTGTGGCTATAGTAGCTTTTAGGGCATTTTTCAAAACACTCATTTAGGCTCCTAATACTTTAAACAAACTGCTCTTTTTTGGTAGATATATTTGTACACCTGGTACAAAATCAAAAATAGGATCTTGCAATACATCTAAATTCCTTTGTATGAATACCCACCATAAATGATGACTGCCATAAAGATCAAAGGCCAATAAATCTGGTCTTAAAGCATATTGACTTTCTATGGTATATAAAAAATCATCACTTTCAGCACTAACAGGTCTTATAGTCAATATATCAAGATAGTTTTTTGTTATTTTTGTATCTTGATAAGGACTGGTTGAATTATATCTAGCTACCATTAAATGAACCCATCCTTTACGTATTTGCCAGACACAAAGTCATCTAGTGTAAATTTTCTTATTCTATTTCTACTATAAATGGGTAATAGGCTTAAAGTTAATGTACTTTGAGTTGGAACATGACTATCATCTGCTCCTGCTGTACCACTACCACTAGGTGCTAAAGTTTTATTAGCTATACTTGTTAATCCACCTACTAAATTGGCCACATTGCTGACCGTTTTTAAAGCATTAGCAGCCTTTGTAGCTCCAAATGCACTGGCCACACCTGCTATTTGACTGGCTGTATCTGCTAGACTGCTCGTGGGATCAGCAAAGCCGCCTGCTGATCCAGCTTTTGGGTTGGTCATGTTAGTTGTTATATAATCAACTTCCTTGGGTAAAGTCATACTAAAACTTCTTACCACTACAGGTATATCCTTAAAAACATAATCTCCATAGGCATTGAAATATAAAATCACAGGTGGATTACCACTTAAACTACTATCACCTGTAAACATTTTGGTCACACTGCGTAAGAAATGAACACATGATAACCAGTATTGAGCTTGAACTGCATCTTCTACAAAAAACTCACCACTAACACTGATTTCATTTACCTTACTTGCATTGAAACTTACGAATTGAAAATTGTTGTGCGTTATGGGTGTTTCACTGTAATTAGCAACACTGCTGATACTGATAGTTGGTGTATAGGGAAAAATTAACCCTCCTGCTTCTTGTAAAGGCTTAAATAAAGGTGAATTTTGAAATGGAGCGACACTGGAGGGAAAGCTGAGACGTACCCTCCAATCTTTTGGATCACCATCAGATCCAATCTGGGCCGTTGTTACTTCCTTGGGAATAAAATTTTCAGCATTAATGGGTATATTTTTACTTCTTAGAGCACTCATTAAGCCACCTGCTGCACCAGCTAGGCCACCTGTTAGACTGTTGGCTGCACCAGCTAGGCCACCTACTAAATTACCTACAGTGGCCCCAATAGCAGCACTGGCAATATTTGAAATTAGGCTCATTTTATTCCCCTTTGGCAAATATTTATTTGACTTTCAAATGTGCGTAGTTTATAATAACATGAGGAGAATTATTACAAATGACTGTAAATTATCTTAATAACAAAGATTTGTTAGAAGAAATACACAAGAGTAAAAACACTTATAGCAGTTATTCTAAACCAGAATACAATCAATACGATATTATTTTACCCAGTTTAGACAAAATTAATATAAGAACCATAGCTGAAGCGAAAAGAAATCGTGCCAAACGTATGGGTGATCAAGAATATGCTAGATTAAAAGAGGCAGGGGAAAAAGTTAAACTAGCCGAATGTGAAGTTGATTATAAAAAAATGGCTAAAACTGATCTAGTATTTAGGATTATGACCTATGAACACATTCCTGTGAATAAAACACGAAAAAAGAATCAAAAAACTGAAGCAGATGGACACGATCGTGTAAACTTTCCACCATTTCAACACTGGAAGTTTGATGAAAATGATGAACTTGTCTGTGTTGGAAAAAGTCATTGGAAGGG